TCCCCTTTCGTTAAAGCCACTCAGCAGAAGGGCGGCTACAGCGACGCGGGCCGGACACGGATGATGGGCCAGAGCATTGTCGCACTGGCTCGTGACTATCCGGAGTACATGGGGAAGGTCGTGATCAGTTTTCCATGGCAACGAATTGTAGAGTCGGCAAAGGAGAACCGATGACACGACGAGTCTCGACTAAAACGAATCGTAAAGTTTGGGTGAGTGTAGTCGATATTAATTGGTCAAACAATCCCAAACGAAATCCTAGAGGGCCGCTACCAAAGTTTCACATAAGACAGCTGGTAGTGAATAGCGGGAGCCCATCCTGGCGTTGGGTAAAGGATTTAGTTGAGAACCATCTAGATCGTCGCGTAGACCTTTTCATCTCTGGGAGCTATCCGGCAGATCCAAAGAAGTTTCTTGACTATCAGGGAAAGCTAGTGACTCGAGGTTATCGGTCGTCCGATGCGCATATGATCGTAAGTGGAATATGGCAGGACACCAAACCATTTATGTATCATTCGAAAGCAGCAGGCAGCAATGAAGTTCTTATGTGGACTTCGGTGAGGTCCGAAAGGAGAACAAATGACTCCGCAGAACGCGTGGGACAGTCCACTTCGTACCCGTCGTTTGGAGCACGGGACGAATCGAGAGATACCAGAGGAGGAGTTCCGCGCCCACGTCTGGTACAACGTCACCTCGCACTCAGATCCAGAAGACGCCCACGTCTACGTGAGGATTGAACCGATTAGTCCTCCCAAGGAGCAACCGTGAAATACATCATTGCATTCGCGAAGATCTTCGCCCCATGCAAGGTGTGTGGGTACCCACGAATCTGGTGTGCGATCAGGAGGAGCATATGAAATGTCCCATGTGCGGTTCCCGGCTGTCCTTCTTGGACATGACCTGGAGCGAGCGGTTGTTCTGGTCGTGCTTGATTACCATAGCCATTAATCAAGCGGCCCAATTTTACGATTGGCTAGATGTGGTGATACATGGCTGAGGATATTCCGAATCTCGACATCCGCATCAAGGCCGACGGGCCGCGTGTGGAGACTCCTAGGGAACGACTCATCAAGGAGTGGGACACCCTCCGGTCCAAGTGCGTTGTGGACTCGGTGGCTCCGTATAGCCGGGCGGCGTTCTGGGAACTGGTCTGCAGCACAGTGATCTACTTTCTGCGAAGGAGTGAATGAAAATGGCCGTCGTCAAGAAACTCAAGGGCAAGACGCACGAGACCAAGCACCGGCCGGTGGAGAAGGAGGAGGACTTCGAATTGCCGACGGAGCCGAGCGAGCCGGAGTCGTCCATCGGGGCGTACACGTGGCTCATCTTCGGTGACAAGAAGATCGGCAAGACATCGTTGTCGGCGATGTTCGGGAAGTCGATTCATCTCTTCACCGAACCCGGCGGCAAGGCACTCCGTCTCTATCCAGTTGTGATCGACACCTGGAAGACATTCAAGCGGGCGGTGAAGGCGTTGAAGAAGAGTGACCAGTTCAATACCGTGGTGGTCGACATTGTGGACAAGTTGTACCCCATGGTCGAAGACTACACCTGCGAGAAGCTGGTCATCAGCGATCTGGCCGACGAGGAGTGGGGCAAGGGCTGGCGCGAGAACCGGAAGGAATTTGAACGGGTATTCGGCCAGCTGCTGAACATGGGCAAAGGTGTCATCTTCATTTCTCATGCCCAGGAACAGGAGATCGAGACTCGCGAAGGCGACAAGTACGATCGCATGATGCCGACCATGCACAAGCGTATGCGGGATCTCGTCGAGGGCTCGGTGGATGTGTGGGCATATTACACATATGCCGGGCGGCGGCGGGTGCTACAGATTCTGGGTGACGACCACGTGTCGGCCGGACATCGGTTGGAGGGGCGATTCCTCACACCCGATGGTCGGCCCATCCGTCGTATCGACATGGGTGCGTCGCCGCAGGAAGCGTATCGCAATGTGGTACGCGCATTCCACAACAAGTTCGTCCCTCCCAGAGACTCAGATGTGGACGAAACTAGAACGGAGGTGTCGAAGAAACCCAAGATTCGGATTCGTAAAACTTCGTAAGCAGAAGGAGATGTGTGATGGCAAAGAAAGTTGCGAAGAAGACGCAGAGCGGCTCAGCCGACTTTGGTCGGTATTTGCGTAAGCTGAACAAGAACCTGGACAAGGCCAAGGAGGCCGCCCAGGAGAGCGGATTCACGGAATACGACGACGGCAAGTACCGCATGCGGGCCGTCGATGCGAAGATCGGCGTGTCGAAGAACAAGCGTGTCCAGGTTGTCGTCACGTGGAAGTTCATGGACGGCGACTACAAGGGAAAGGAGAAGTTGGATTTCGAGGGGTTGACCGAGGACCATCTGCCGTACCTCTTCCGCAAGTTGGAGTCCATGGGGTACGACACGTCCGAGATCGAAGATCTGGAGAAGGATCTCGGCGAGATTCTCAGCGACATCCGCAAGACCAAGCCGAAGTGCAAGGTCACGATCAAGACCAAGGGTGAATTCCAGAACCTGTATGTCAACGGGCCGCTGGACGACGAGGACGAAGACACTGACGAGGAGGATGACGTGAAGAAGAGCTCCAAGAAGAAGGCGAACAAGAAGGACCGCGACGACGAGGACGATGACGAAGACGAAGACGAGGAGGAGAACGGCGACGACGGCGACGAGGACGAAGAAGACGAGGACGAGGACGAGGACGAGGACGAGCCGAAGAAGAAGTCCAAGAAGTCCAAGAAGTCCAAGGACGATGACGACGAGGATGAGGACGAAGACGAAGAGGAGGACGAGGACGAGGATGAAGAAGACGAGGACGAGGAGGAAGTCGAAGACGAAGTCGATGTCGTCGTCGGCTCCATCGTCAAGGCCGTGTCGAAGAAGTACGGCAAGGTCAAGGGCGAGGTCATCGAACTCGACGAAGCCAACGGCAAGGTCCTCATCAAGACCGACAAGGGCAAGTCATTGAAGCTCAAGGCCGACGCGATCACGTCGGTCGAGGAGTCGCCCGAGGAGTCGGTTCCGAAGAAGAAGGCGAAGAAGGTTCGTCGGAAGTAGGTAGGTAAGCCGGGGCCGGTGCGTGGGTATGCCACGGCCGGTCCCTCTCTTTCTGGAGGAGCGAGAGATGAAGAGAAAGAAGCGCATCCCCGTTTACGTCGGTGACGCCCATCGGGAGCGGACTCGGGTATGCCCACAATGTGCGACTGGATTAGACGGCGCATTCTGTGTCGACGACAAGGAGTTTGTTACTCGGCGGATGGAGCCGGGCGATGTCACCATCTGTGCCCACTGCAAGACGGCGTTGACCATTTCCAGAACCGGGGAACTACGGTTGATAACTCAGGAAGAATTCGACCGGCTACCTCTGACGATGCAACGCATACTGAGCATTTTCGTAGGGAGAAGTGAATGACTAGTGACGAGATGAGCGAGCGTGTCGAGAAATTCTTCCGCGAGGCCAACCAGCTTCAGTGGCAGAAGAATCACGACTACCATCCAGAAGGGATTGCATTTCTCGAGATCCTGCGGACGTGCGCCGAGACCAGGATGACCGTTGAACAGGATCTCTGGGCGCGGGTGCGGAAACAATACATTGCATTGAGAACATACGTGATCGACGGCCGGGTGGAGAGCGAGCCACCGAGATCGCGTATGATGGATATCACAGTGTACATGGGCATGCTCGCATTCTGGGAGGACAACAAGCAGCGGATCGTGTTCGACGCGATCGACTTCATAACGTCACAACAATGCCAATTCCATATGATGGATTGTGGTGTGTGTGATCGATGCGAATTTCTGAACTGGTTGAAGAGCTATGCTGATAAATACCGGACGACATAGTGGGCTGCGCGTCCGTGGAAATCTGATATCCATAGACGCGGAATCCACCGGGATGATGCCGTGGGGCAAGGCACACCGGGCCGAATATGAGTTCGGGACGAAGAAGAAACCCGATCGCGAAGTCCGGTGGGTCAAACCTGCGCGGGCCTTCGTATGGTCGTTGTGCGATACGTACGGCAACACGGACTACCTGCGGGCCGAGGTCGATCCGTACACCCGCGAAGTGCAGTGGGACAAGGGGGACAAGGAGAAGGTCGACGACCTGTGGGCGGACCCCAAGATCACCATGGTCGGTCACAACATTCGGTTCGACATCATGGTTGCCGAACACGGTGGCGCAGAGATCCGCGGGCCGGTTATCGATACCCAGATCGTGGCCCACATCGCCACCAGCGGGCAGGAGCTGACGTATGCGCTGAAGCAGCTGTGCAAGAAACACTTCGGCTACCCAGACAGGGACGAGAAGGAGTTGCTCAAAGAGGTCAACCGGCAACGGCTCCGGGCCAAGCATAAGCGATGGTCGTTCGCGCTGAAGACCTTCGGCGGCAACAAGCCGGTCAAGGCTGACATGTGGTTGGCTAGCGACGACTTCCTGCAGCCCTATGCGGTCGGTGATACCATACGCGCCATGCTGGTGTACAAGGCGTGGTGGAAGAAGATTCAGAATTCGCGGCTGAAAGAGCTGTGCGATCGAGAACACGAGCTCTTCTGGGTGTTGAAGGA